GCTGATGCCGTAGAGCGCTTCACGAATCCGCCGCTCAACCAAAACCAGTTCGACGCGATGACGAGCTTCTGCTACAACATCGGCACGGGAGGCTACGCAAGCTCCCGTGTCCTGAGCGCGATCAACAGTGGACGTTGGGGCGACGTGTGCGCTGAACTTCGCAAGATTATCTACGGCGTCGGCAATCCTACGCCGCTGCTTGGCCTTGTTCGGCGTCGTGAGGCGGAGTGCGCGTTGTTTAATATACCATCCGTAGAGGAGGACGACATGGAAATTCTCGGGCAGTACGCAGATAAGGCTCCTGGGTGGGCTAAGAGCTATCTCGTGTTCGTGGACGCGAACGGGAACGTCAAGAAGGCGCACGTCAAGAGCGCCGAGGAATACGAGTTGCTGGTCGCGGCGGGCTTCCCCGTCAAAAGGTTTTCGAAGATAGGAAACATACCGAGCGCGTAGGGTAGGGGCTTGCGGCCCTTCGCATAATACGCTAGAATAGCGATCCCCGCGCAAACGGGGCTACGAGCAGGGACGTTCAATGCCCTACTAGAAATCTAAGGAGGTCGGTACTACAATGCTCGTTCGCCAACTATCCGAGGCCGTAGAAATTTGGAAGCTCGCCGCGAATGATACGGGTGTCAAGGAAATCTGTCTCTCGAAGCGACACGTCCACCTTCGCGGACTGCATACCGAAGCAGTACGGAAACTCCCCGAAGCACTCGACATCCCTACCGTTGTCCTAGATGCGCCACTCCTTGCCGGTTCACTCGCGTTGTTTGATACCGAGGCGGAACTAGGTATCAAGGTTACGGAGTCCTCGCTTGTCCTGAATGCTGGCGGGAGGCGCGCTGTGCTGCGCCAGAAGGCAAGCGAAGCCCCGCTACGTAAGCACCTCAAGGCAAAGGCGACACTCAAAGACGGTACGGTGCTGCGCGAGGCGATAGCGTTCCTCTCGTCTTGTGCTTCTGAAGACGCAATCAGGCCGCAGCTTACAGGAATATCGTTCAAGAGGGGTGAGGAAGGGGGAGTCGTTCTCAATGCCACAGACGGAGCAAGGCGTAGCGGGCAGGTTTCGTTAGCGAGTGCCGGATTGATGAAGGAGGACGCGATCATCCCTGCGGTAGACCTTTCAGCCGCGCTCGGCCTCGTCGACACAGAGTTCTCGTTAGAGATTATAGAAGGCCATGTGCTGATCGCCGACGACCGGACAACGATCCGCCTCTCGCTCCTCTCCGGCGACTTCCCGAATGTGGAGTCGTTGCCGAGACGTAAGGCGTACAAGTATAGGTTTTCGTTCGACTGCGATTCGTTTGACGTAGCATCTCGCGCCGCTACGCTACTCGACCCCGACCGCCTCCTCTCACTCGTCTTCAAGAATGGGCGAGCAGCGTGGGTGGTGCAGGGCGAGGAGGTTGGGGGGTTCCGCATAGTGGCAGGAGCGCAGGACGCGAAGCCGCTGTCTATTATGTTTGACGCACAATGGGCCGGGCCGGTACTGAATCTAGGCGACAAGGTCGTTATGTACTACAACGACGAGAAGTCGCCGGTACTGTTCTACAGTCCTACGTCGAAGTTTCTGCTTTGGCTCTCGCCGATTGTCCGGGCATGAAGCGTAAGAGATTCCCGAAGCCCCCTATGAGTAAGAAGCGAAGAACAAGAACCGAGCCTGATCTACTGCAAAAACCTAAGTATATACAAAGCGTCCTCTTTGAGTTGAGTGACGAGTGGAAGGGGATGCCTGACTTTAGTCAAGAGGATTTGACTCCTCGATACTCTATTGTTGTCCACTTTTCGACGCTAGAGGACGTAGAGAAGTTTGCTACTCTAATCGGCCAGACAGTAACGCCATATACGCGTAGTATATGGTACCCGGCTGCAGAGATCGGTCATTATATGGACAAGCTGTATGTCTCTGACCCCTAAATACCCTCTCTATATCGTCTCGAAAGGCCGTTGGCAATCACGATTGACGAGTCGGGCTCTTCACTCGATGGGGTTACGACACTATCTCGTTGTAGAGGAGCAGGAGTATACCAAATACGCTGCTACAATTGATGATTCTGTAGAGCTACTAGTTCTCGATAGGTCGTACCAACGCGACTATGATACTTGCGACAATCTAGGAGACTCCAAGAGTCGCGGCCCCGGACCAGCGCGCAATTTTGCGTGGGATCATTCGATAGCGCAGGGCTATCCTCGACACTGGGTAATGGATGATAATATCAAGATGTTTCTACGCCTACAGTATAACCTGAAGACGCCCGTAGGTGACGGGGTCGTCCTTGTATGTATGGAGGACTTCGTCGAACGGTACAGCAATGTCGGAATGGCGGGGCCGAACTACTTTATGTTCGCCTCTCGCAAGACTGAGATACCTCCCTTTGTTCTAAATACTCGTATCTACTCCTGTAACCTGATTAGAAATGATCTACCGTATCGTTGGAGAGGGCGCTACAACGAAGATACCGACCTCTCTATTCGAATGCTAAAGGATGGCTGGTGTACTATTCTATTCAACGCCTTCCTACAGTACAAACTCCCGACGCAGCAACTACCAGGAGGCAATACAGAAGCATTCTACGCTCGCGAGGGAACGCTTCCCAAATCTAAGATGCTTCGCGAATTGCATCCTGATATTACGGAAATCGTTTGGCGGTTTGGACGATGGCATCACTATGTAAACTACTCACCATTCAAACGGAACGGACTTGTTAGACAGCCTAACTACGATCAGCTAGTTAGTCAGTCGGAAGGTAAGTACGGAATGCGCCTCGTTCATCTATCGCCGCCTATATCTGAGAAAGGTGGACGACCGTCGAATATGAAGCGTAAGAAACTCTATACCCATCAGCGCGAGGCCGAGAAGAAGGCGCTCGCCCTCGATGGGCGCTGTGGTCAATTCGGAGAAGTAGGGACGGGCAAGACTCGCATTGCAATTGAACTTGCCGCCCGTCTCTTGTGCAAGAGGGTTGTTGTAGTTGCTCCTCTTACCGCACTTGGTGTATGGCGTAAGCAGGTCAAAGAGTGGATGTCGAGTGCGCGGACGGCGACGTGTTCTCTCGGATCAACCCGCCGCTCTGCTGCAAAGTTGCGACGCATTAGAAAGCGAGAAGCGGATCGTCTCGTGTTCGTTCTGGTCGGCTACGAGTCGTACTGGCGCTCCCCACTGCGTGAGGAAATTCTACGCTACGCTCCGGAAATGATAATCTACGACGAGGCGCATCGCCTACGCAACCGCTCGACTAAGCAGAGTCGGTTTGCGCACGCTCTAGCTAGTGACGGAAATGCACTCCACACGCCGCGCTACATCCTGCCGCTGACAGGGACGCCAAATCCGAACGGGCCGGAGGACTTCTTCTCGATCTATAAAGCGTTCGACCCGTCTGTATTCGGCCCGCGCTGGAAGGACTTTTCTGACCACTACCTCATTTATGGCGGCTTCGGCGGGTACAAGATCACAGGGCATAGGAACCTACGCGAGCTGGAGCGTAAGGTCGCAGACCACTCGTACCGTATCACGAAGGCCGAGGCGCTCGACTTACCGGGTGAGGTTGATGTAGAGATACCCGTGACTCTAAGTAGGAAGTCCCGGCGCATCTACGACGACATGGCGAAGCACGCCATCGCAGAGATCGACGGAGTGCAGGGCAGCGGTACAGCCCTGGCGCGGATTGTGCTGACGAATCTAGTTAGGTGTCAGCAGATCGCGTCTGGCTTTGTACGTGTAGAGGAGGACAAGCAGTACATCCATTTCGGCACGGAGAAGCGCGATGCGTTGGCGGACTGGATGGAGGATGTGATCCTAGACGCGAAGCGTATCGTAGTATTCTGCCGCTTCAGGCCGGACGTGGACGCTGCAATGGAGGTCGCTCGTGGTATCGTCGGGGAGTCGGTCTACATGCTCGACGGCAGGGTGACAGAGGAGCGCGAGATGGCGGCGCAAGTCAAATGGTTCGAGACGTTCTCGCCGTCGGTGCTCGTTATTCAGGTGCAGAAGGCTGTCTCTATTGACTTGACGTGCGCGCACGTCGGCATGTTTTACAGCAAGGACTGGTCTCTGCTCGACTTCGATCAGTGTCGAGGACGTATCCACCGTAACAAGCAAAAGAAAAAGGTAACGTTCTACCACCTCGTCGCTCAGGATACGGTCGACGAGAGGATAAGGGCTGCGCTTGCGGGGAAACGCGACCTGATGCACGAGGTGCTCGACAAGCGTCGAGCAAAGGAGTTGTTTGGATGACACAGCAGCGCATCATTCACGGCGACTCCCGCAAGGTATTGCGTAAGCTCGAAGCGAATAGCATCGACGCTTGCGTAACTGACCCACCATATGAGCTGGCCTTCATGGGGAAGTCGTGGGATTCTAGCGGCATCAGCTTCGACCCAAAATTCTGGCGGAAAGTGTATCGCGTGATGAAACCCGGCGGGCACTTATTGGCGTTCGGTGGGACGCGGACATGGCACCGAATCGCAGTCGCAATTGAGGATGCGGGATTCGAGTTTCGCGACACGATTATATGGTTGTACGGTAGTGGGTTCCCGAAGTCGCTCGACGTGAGCAAGGCGATAGACAAGACTGACGCCTCTAAAGAACGTCTAGCAAAAGCACGTCGGTTCCAAAAATGGCTAACTCCTATTCTATCTCCTCAAGAAATAAACAATGCGACGAGTACTAATATGGGGCATCACCTAACGACACATCCTACACAGCCGTCGATCCCTACCGAGCGTATTTGGAAACATCTTAGACCACTTATCAGTGGCATTCCAAAATGGGTAGAACTTCTCGTAAGAGAGCGTACCGTAGAAAGTCAAAATATGAAGAAGCGTCGAGTTACGGGGCAGAGGGTTGGAAGTACTATGCCTGGATTTGCAGTTCTTGGTAGTGGAAAACCTACGAGCTGGAATGAAACGATCCCTTATACTAGCGAGGCCGCGTTGTGGAATGGCTGGGGCACAGGGCTGAAGCCAGCATGGGAGCCGGTTATGCTCTTCCGCAAACCGCTTGAAGGAACGGTCGCAACGAACGTGCTGAAGTACGGTACGGGTGGATTGAATATCGACGCGACGCGAATACAAGGCGGACTACGCCCGTGGCGCGAGCCGATAGCTGAGACAGGTAGACGAAACCGGCAGACGCTACAGACGAAATCGGCGTCTACTGCACCAGACACGAGCAAAGGACGCTGGCCAGCGAACGTCATCCTCGACGAAGAGGTAGGCGTGATGCTCGATGAGCAGAGCGGACAGACTAATGACGGTGTAGCGGGGCGAAGAAGTGCAGGCGTAGGCATATTCGGTATCGGCGCACATGACGCCTGGGGAGGTTACGAGGGAGGCGGCGGCGCGTCGCGGTTCTTCTACTGCGCGAAGGCATCGCGTTTGGAACGAGAGCTTGGCCTGCTAGAGGTGCCGCCGTTGAGGCGCGAGGACGTAACGGGTAGGAAGCCTGACAGTTCGGGACAGAATCATGCGAGGTCTGGGAAAAGGATGGTCGGGGATATTCGAAATACCCATACTACGGTCAAGCCTCTCCAACTTATACAGTACCTGGTTCGTCTCGTCACCCCACTAGACGGTACCGTCCTCGATCCCTTCCTTGGCTCAGGCACCACAGCAGTCGCCTGCAAGATCGAGGGCTTCAATGCCATTGGCATCGAGCAGGACGAGCGATACGTCCTAATCGCCCGCCACGCGCTACGTGTACCGAAACTACGCCGTCTCCAGCGTCTAGCGGTCGCCCATAGGGAGGAGCGGCTAGAGCACGACAGGGGACTACGGCAGGGGTCGTTGTTCGGGGACGAGGATGAGTAGTATTTTCGATCCTAACTGTACGCGCTGCCCGCTCTCGAAGCGTCCTCGTAAGGCGAGGCTTGCCGTCTGCGTCCCGAGCAGCGGGCCGGACGACGCGGACATCCTCTTCATGGGTGAAGCCCCTGGTAGCGACGAGGAGCAACGCACCGAGAAGCGGCCGAACGGTAAGCCGTTCGTCGGCGCGGCAGGACGCGAGCTAAACGGCTTGCTACGCTCTTCAGGGCTACGCCGAAGCCGCGTCCGCGTCTCAAACGTTGTACGTTGCCGCCCGCCGGACAACCGCAAGCCTACCCCACCGGAGCGCGCGGCCTGCATGTTCTATACACTGCGCGAGTTGGAGGCCGTAAGGCCGAAGGTCATCGTCGCGCTCGGCGGCTCCGCACTAGAGGCGCTGACAGGCAAGAGCGAGGTCGGTAAGAACCGTGGGAAGATGTTGGTGCTCTTGCCGGAGTATCGTAGCGACGTGCGAGTAGTGGCGACGTATCATCCAGCCGCGTACTTACACAACGCCGGGAAGCGCGGGGAGTATTCCACGGCCATCGTAGAGGACATAAGGATGGCCCAGCGCGTAGTATCGGCGCAGGGTATCAACGCAAAAACAGTTACGTCGTTTAGCAGGCCGAAAGCGATCAAGCACGCTCTACGTATATTGGCAAGGCAGGACGAACTAGCCTGCGACCTAGAGTGGGAAGTCTTGCCGGAGAACCGACGCAGGAAGGAGCCGCGCGGTATGTGGCCGTGGTCGAAGCGCGGGGGCCGGTCTCCCCGTCCGATCTCCATAGCAATCTCCGCGCGTACCGAGGACGGCCTGCTTGCCGTCTCGTTGCCGTTCGACCATGACGAGATCGGACGCATCCGGAGCATCGTTGTACGAAAGGGAACGATCTACCACCACGGTACGTCTGATCTGACCTGGCTCTACTCTCTCGGTTGGAAGGCGCGGATGAGCGGGGACACGATGCTCCTTGCATCGTTGCTCAATCTTGATACATCATTGTCGCTTGCGGCGCTCGCGTCGATGTTGACGGATATCCCACCAACCTGGAAGCAGGAGACCGAGGCGACCATTGGTGTGTTTCCTGCAACGTCGGAAGCGTGGAAGGGTATTCTAGAACGCAACGCGGGAGACGCCGTCGCAACCGTACTACTCAACGAGGCACTGCACAAGAAGGTCGTACAGGACAATCGTAAGAAGGTACTGCGCCTCTACCGCCATGTGCTCTTGCCATCTGCTCAGATTCTAGCGAGGACGGCACTGAACGGGGTTCCCATCGATCAGGAGATGCTGAAACGGTTCGAGAAGAAGCTACTAGAGCTACGGGCTACGCTGGTCGAGGAAGTCGGACAAGCGTTGAAGTTGCCGGGGAAGTTCGAGAACTTCCTCAGCCTCGGGAACGAGGGCAGGCTCGCTCCGTACATTCAGCGCGCAACGGGCAAGGCCCTTCCACATACCGCTAACGGTCGGTTGTCCGTGACGAACGACCTACTCCTACAGTTGAAGGGCGCACACCCCGCGATCCCGAAGGCACTACGCATCCGCAAGCTCGACGCCCGTGAAAGTCGCTACTACCGACCCTGGCGCTGGATGCTTGAGCAACAGGGGGACGGGCGGCTGCATAGCGTCTACCGGCTTACGATAGCCGAGACGGGGCGTACGAGCGCCGAGGGGGAGGTAGGGAATACGTTCCAGCAGATGCCCCGTCAGGCCAACGTCCGGCGCGTTGTGCAGGCTCGCAAGGGCTGGCTTATTGGGAACGTCGATCAGAGCGTGATTGAGATGCGCGTCGCAGCGTGGCTCGCTAACGAGAAGCAGATGCTTCGCTTCTTTCGCGAAGGCACGGACGTACACAAGGCTACAGCGGGGTACGTCAAGGCGCTCGATCAGGGAGTAACACAGCGGCGCTACCTCTCGCGGCTGGACGAGTGGATAGAGGGCGTCAGCGAGGACGAGAGGTACGGCGCGAAGGCGTTCAACTTCGGCTGCCTATTCGGCGGTAGCTGGAAGGTACTTGTGCGCACAGCTCGGCTCAATTATGGGATTACGCTATCGCGTGAGAAGGCAGAGATCGGACATCAGGCGTTCTTCACGCTCTACCCCGGTCTCGTACCTTGGCACGATACGTTCTGGCGCGACGTACAGCGTGGTTGGGGCGAGACGCCTACGGGTCGTAGGCGTAGCGTGCAAGAGGACGAGGAAGGGCCGGAAGGATTGCTCCGCAAGTACATCAACCTCCCCGTTCAAAACCTCGCATCCGACCTCGCATTGCTGTGTTCGGCGTACACATGGGAATTGCTCGATGCGGAGTATGGCAAGCACGTAGATAGTATTATTGAAAGCGTCGGGTTCATGCACGATTCGTTACTTACTCACTTCGACGGCGGCGAGAGGAGGGCGATTAGCCAGATCGTTCAGGAGGCATGGGAGCATCCGCCATTGGAGCGGCTACGGATCGACTTCGACGTGCCGCTCGTCGCGGAGTTCAAGGTAGGGGAGAGGTGGGCAGCGTGAAGGTGTACAAAGGCAAAGGCTGGAAAATCTACCAAGACGATGTTCTATCACGCCTCGCGCGGCTCCCGGCCGAGTCGGTGAACTGCGTCGTAACCTCGCCGCCCTACTGGTCGCTCAGGAAGTACGATGCGCCGGACGTTGTATGGGGCGGGGATCCTGATTGCCCGCACACGCTGGAAGCCGCGCCGCCGCCGAAGAGGGATCGGCAGCACCTTGCAGAACTTGGCGAACGCGATGGCTCACACGGAGGCAAGAAGCACAGTACGGGAGAACAGTACGGCGTGCCCGGCGGCTACACCGGCAAGGCGCGTTGGCAACATGACGGTGTGAGCCGAGAAGAGACGCCGGAGGCATGGGTCAAAGAGCACGGTAAGTCCAATAGCGGTGGGCTCGATGGCTCGGGGCTGGACGGTGCGCCGCCTGGCCTTGAGCGCCGCCCATCATGGGAGACTGCTACCTGCTCCCGCTGCGGCGCGTGGCGCGGCCAGTACGGCCTGGAGCCAACGCCGGGGTTGTACGTCGAGCACACGCTTATGGTACTGCGCGCAATCCGGCGCGTGCTACGCGACGATGGTGTTATTTTCTGGAACATCGGAGATTCGTACAGCGGCAGCGGCCAGAGTAAGGGAAGCGATCATGGAAAGGCGGTATTCGTAGATAGCGATCTCCCGCCCGGAGGACACCCAACGCGGGGTATCCCCGGCCTCAAGCCCAAAGACCTCGTACTCATGCCGGAGCGCGTCGCGCTGGCCGCGCAGGCGGACGGCTGGTGGGTGCGCCAGCGCATCATCTGGCACAAGCCGAACGCGATGCCGGAGAGCGCGAAGGACAGGCCGACCGATGATCACGAGATCATCTGGATGCTGACGAAGAACGGGGATAAGCCGCTTTACTGGACTCTCTCCTCTACTGGAGAAGTAAGCGATATCGAACCGCGCAAGCGAGGACGCTGGGACGAGAATGTCGATTGGGAGTGGAGAGAACGGACTAACGGGAAGCGCATCAAGCAGTCGTTGTGGGAGGGACATGCCTACTGGAGCGACTTCGATGCGGTGCGGGAGCCGCACACAATGACGCCACAAGCACGACTAACACCCAGAGACTTTGTGAACGGCAAAGATGCAGAACGCGCCGCGCATCGTCGCCCGCAATACAAGCTGCGCGAGGAAGCTGACGTGGAGGGGCCGGAAGGTGGCCGCAACATCCGCACGGTCTGGCGCATGAACACGGCCTCGACGCCCGAGGCCCACTTCGCCACGTTCCCTGAGGAGCTGCCGCGTCGCTGCATCCTGGCGAGCTGCCCCGCTGAGGTCTGCGCGACGTGTGGGAAGGCGCGGGAACGGATCATGGAGCGCAACGGCTATGCGGGAGAACGGGCCGATGACAGCGTTTACACAGGCGCCGCCTACAGTGCGCCGCAATCAGCGCCACGCGGCCCCAAGAGCGACTTCGGAGAACCGACAAGCAGCACGACAGGCTGGACGGACTGCGGCCACGACAACTACGCGCCCGGCGTAGTCCTCGATCCGTTCTGCGGCCTCGCCACCACGGGCATCGTAGCGAAGCGGCTGGGACGGCGTTTTATCGGCATCGAGCTGTCCGAGAAGTATGCGAAGGACGCGGCGACGAAGATGTCGATTTGGTGGAAGAGGTTTCGTACTGTACCAACATCGGCTGAAACGGGACACGAAAAGAAACTAAAGGAACGGGGCCTGGCGTCCGGATCGCTATTCGGAGACCCGCCTTGATTTTCCCTCCGCGATCCGCTAGGCTTAACGTCCCCGCTCGCCAGACGGCGAACGTCTAACAAGGAGGTCAGGCCGTGATAGACCCTCTACGCGTCAGCTACTCCGCCGCGAAGGCGTGGCGCAAATGCCAGCAGCTCTACACGTACCGCTACATCGAACGGTTGCAGCCGAAGATTCGTGACTCCGCGCCGGAGCTTGGAACAGTCTTGCACGGGTACTTTGATATTTACTACTCGACAATGAAGAACGGTACGCACGCTCTAGCGAGCCACGTCATAGCAAGTAAGGACTTGGCGAAACGGGGGCGCGAAGTCCGCAAGCTCGCGAAGACCGCCGCGATGCTCGGCGCGGATAACGTAGCGCGGGGGCTGCGTGCCATCGTCCCGAACGCGCTAGTGCTCGCGCAGGCATATCACCGCGTTCACAAGGATGCCGACGCGAAGCACCAGGTCTTGCTCGTCGAGGAGGAGTTCGAGGTACCCGTAAAGAGCGGCATTGTACTGCCGGGACGTATCGACCTTGTAACGCAGACGGGGAAGGACATTTGGTTATGGGAGCACAAGACGACGGGCAGCATACCGGAGAATAGCTATCGGTTTAGCGACCTCCAGACGCTGCTCTACTCCGTAGCCGTTGAGGAGCTATTAGGCAAGCCGGTCAACGGCGTGATCTGGAATTACGTTAGGACGACTCCTCCGCATCCTCCGGCGCTCCTCAAGAACGGTACGCTATCGACGGCTAAGAATCAGGTAACGACGCTCGATCAATTCCTCGCCACGATCAAAGAGAATGGGTTGTCGCTAGCCGGGTACGCGCCGTACCTCCGCTCGATTGAACATCGGGAACGGCGCGACATGTTCCCACGCTACCAACTACCGATCCTCGGCTCGCCGAAGATTCTCCTACGCGATTACGTCGCGACGGTACAGGAGATCGAGGCGGCGCGGAACCGCGAGAAGTTCAGGCCGGTACGCAATATCGATACGCACTGCGGCTGGTGTTCCTTCAAGCCGCTGTGTGCTGCAGCCGTAACGGGAGGTACGACACGTGAACTGAAAGACCGTCTATTCGTTGAGGAGCCGAGTAAGTCGAAGAAGGAGAGGAGGTGATCAAGAATGGCAAAAGATACCCGTTCAATTCGCGACCGCATCCGCAAGCCATCGGGCCGTTACAAGCACCTGGGTATTTGCATCTTCGGCAAGATCGGGGTCGGCAAGACGACGCTTCTCGGTACGATGCCTGGTAAGGGACTACTACTCGACGTAAAGGGTATCGAGGAAGGCGACTCAGTTGTCGCGCACCATGCTGACCGGATCGCTGTGCTTGATATTGCTACGTGGGAGGATTTGAACAAGGCGTACCACATGCTCCGCAAGGGCCAGTACAAGTGTGACTGGGTCGCCATCGATACCGTTACATCTGTCCAGATTCTCGCGAAGCGTCGGGTATTGAAGTTGCGGGACGATGCCGACCTTAAGACTCACCAGGTACGCCGTCAGGACTGGGGAGATATCGGACAGCTCATGGGGGAGTTGTTCTTGAAGTTTCGTAGCTTGCCGATGCACATCGTGTTCCTTTCGCAGGAGCGAACATTCGAGCATGAGGACGGCGACGAACCTACTGAGATACTACCGGAGGTCAGTCCTGCGTCGCTCCGCATTCTTACCCCGTCTTTACACCTCGTTGGCCGTTACTATATCGAGGATGTGGGAGACGGCATGGAGCGGCGGATGCTCGTCGAGGCGCGGCCTGGGTTTGTAACGAAGGCGCGGTCTGTAAAGGGGCGGGAACTGCCTCCGATCATCCGCAAGCCGAACCTTGGGCGTATTCTGCGTTACATGCAGGGCGACGAGGACGTGAAGCGTCCTAGAGGCGTGACAGAAGCGAGCCTCTAGGCTTTCAGGGATAGGAGGAACGTACAACGTGGCGAAGGTAACAGTAGACTTTAGCAAGGCACCGCCGGTTCAGAAGTCGAGCAAGTTCGACAAGATTCCCGAGGGGCCGTACCTTCTCGGCATCTCTGTCGAAGCGGGCGAGACAAAGGGGGATGTGCCCCACCCGATGATCAGTGCGACGCTGACCGTCAAGAAGGGGCCGCAGAAGGGGAGGCGTATCTCCGACTCGTTCTGGATTCCGGTCAAACGGAAGGACTCGCCATTCGGCCTCCAACGTCTACACGGCCTCATGGTCGCATCCGGAATCAAGGAGCAGAGCGGTAAGGTCGACATCGCCGTGATCGTGAAGGCGCTCAACAAGGGCCGGACAGTCATCGCGTTGGTACGCGACAACGTCATGCCTGCGCAGGGCGACTACGAGGAGCGGACGGTCAGCCGACCTGACGAGTACATCAATGCCTCGTCGAAAGCGGGTAAGCGGTTGCTCTCGTCGAAGCCGGGCGACGACGATGACGAAGAGGAGGAGTCCGACGAGGAGGAGGAGGATGAGTCGGACGAGGAAGAGGAGGACGACGAAGAGGAGGAGGACAAGCCGAAGAAGAAGGCGAAGAAGTCGTCGGACGACGAGGACGAAGACGAAGACGAAGAAGACGATGAGGAAGAGGAAGAGCCTACGCCCAAGAAGAAGGGCAAGAAAGCGAAGGCCAAGAAGGATGACGACTTCGACGACGAAGATGACGATGACTAATAGTCCGTAGCCCCTACGCGAGCGGGTCTCCGTTGCGGAGGCCCGCTGGGGCGGAGGCTACGGGATGGCTGAGTCAGCGACGAGCAGGGAGATCATCCGGTTCTTGAGGGAGCAGGGGGCCTACGCGATCAAAATACACGGCGAGGCGATGCAGACGCGTACGGTAGACATCTTCTTTTGTTGGCGCGGTCTATTCGGTGCTATCGAAACGAAGGACGGTAAAGGCGAACTGTCGCGTCTACAGGAATATGATTTAAGGAACATTGAAAAGGCAGGAGGTCTAACGGTGGTAGCGTATAGCTTTGACGAGTTCAAGCTGTGGTTCCGTAGGATTGAAGCGCGGGCCGAGCATGGCTAGGCGCTTCCCCGTCGAAACGTTCGACCGCTTACCGCCGCATCCGCGCGACGGCCACCACATACCGATGGCCCCGCTTACGCATGTAGAGCGCGCAGCGGAGCGGTTGCGCGACTTGATCGAGCGTATGGGCTATGCCGAGGCGTTGTGGGTTGCGGAGCACCTAGCGTTCGAGTACGGAGTCATGTGGAACCCACAGAAGGGGAGGCTTGCTATCGACCTGACCGACCTTCAACTGATCGCGTTTGCCGCTGCGATGCGGTCGCATCATGCGGCAACGTACCCTACGGAACGTAAGGCCCCGGCTGCACGGACGAAGCCGAAGAGGAAGCGACGGATCGATGACCTCGAAGACGCGTGAAGCAGCGTTCGCTTACGCCGCGAATGGCTGGCCCGTTCTCCGGTGCTGGACGAATACGGTCGACGGTTGCGCGTGTGGGAGGAAAGGATGCGCCTCGCCTGGTAAGCACCCCTACAAGTCCACTCACGGCGTACATGACGCGACTACTAACGAGGACGCTATCGCAAAGTGGAAGGGGGATTACAACGTCGCGATAGCGCTCGGTCATGCCCAGCTTCTTGTGATCGATCTAGATGACCCAAAGATCGCGAAGGTATTACGGAGTAGGGACGGTAGAATGCTGCGCGAAACCGGAGTAGTACGGACGAACCGGGGATTGCATATCTACTTTATGTGCGTTGGCGAACCGCCTACTACTCGCGACATCTTCAACAAAAAGACAGGGGATAACATCGGCCAGATACGCGGCCTCGGGGGTTACGTCGTCGCCCCTCCATCGATGGGTATTAGCGGCAAGCGCCGTTACAAGTGGATTGGCGAGAAGTTCGACGAGTGGGTGCCGCATCTCGCTACGGCTGACGACCCCCTCCTCTACACGCAGCGACTCCTACGCCCTGCGGGAGTCGAGGTCGAGGCGGCGGAGCATGTACTGGCGAGCGCGCTTCCCGACGTTGAACTTGAAGAGGAGACTACGTTACCGAAGGCGATCCGAAAGGACATACGGCTCCGTGAGATCAGGCAAATCCTAGAGGGGAAGCTCAAGCCTACGGTCGGGGACATTGGCGACCGTTCGCGGGGCGTACACCGCGCTGGGGCGCTGCTAGCCTATGCCGCCGCCGAGCATGCCTACCCCCTAGCGGAAAAGCGCCTAGCGGGCATCCTACGGGCTCTGGATAGGCGCTATTACGGCAAGTTTACGGGCCGTCCGGACGATCAAGCCGACCGGGAGTACCTTCGCTCGGCGCGGAAGGTCTTGTCGTTGCCGTCTGCTCGCGTAGAACCTACAAAGACTGAGGCGGATCAGGGCGATGATCTAGAAGAGGACGAGGCGGAGACCTCCTCCATTGCCGCTGCTGAGTATATATGGGATGAAGAGACGCAACAGCTATGCTTCGCCCGTGAGAAGGCCCGTGGCGGTAGGACGTTTCACCCCATCGCAAACTTCCTCCCGCAGATCAGCGCGACTGCTGTTATCGATGATCCCGACGAGGCAGAAAAGGAGACAGCATGGAGGCTTAGGGTACGGCGTAGCGAGCGTGAGGACGGCGAGGCTATCGGCCTACGCGCAGATGACTATGACCGCTCACGAGGCTTGTCCGCCGCATTGATAAGGAAGCTCCCTTACGGCTACACGATCCTTCAAGGTGGCGAGGAGCATATGCTCGCGGCGACGAAGTCCCTGTCGGTAGCGGACGCACCGACGTACTACGTTCCTGCTGTGCCTGGTTGGTATCAGCGCGGCGGGCGGTGGGCCTACGTTCTGCCGGGTAGCGAGGTAGCAATCGGTGCGGCGGGGGTTGAGCTGGCGTTCCACTTACACAAGGAAGACCTACGCGAAAGCGACGCCATGCGCTACGAGCCGATAGGGCGGTACGGGCTTGGCGTCCGGCCTGCAACAAGCCGAACTGAGAAGCGCGAAGCGTGGAGCGCCTTTGAGCGGCTGTTCGACGCGGCCTCCCGTCCGCACATTGCTGCCGCTATCATCCTTCAAGTCTTGGGCGGGCCGCTGTTCGACGCTGGAGTAGCAGACGTGCCTCCTCTCGTCCACGTTGTAGGCCGGACGGGGACGTTCAAGACTTCGTATTGCCTAGCCGTGCTAGGTCTCATGGGGAAGTTCTCGGACATCTCCGCGCCGGTAACTTGGCGATCAACACCTATGGGTCTTAGTCAGGCGCTCAACCGTGCTCGACACATGACGCTCTTGATTGACGACTACAAACGGGCGCATGGAGGGCGGAGGGATATGGTCGGCCTTATCCAGCAGTACGCCGATGGTTCGCACATGGTTAGGCATTCGCTGAGCGGTCAGCCGTTCGAGCGCCCGCGTGGGTTGATCCTCTCGAACGGGGAGGATCGGTTTCGAGGAGAGGCGTCCGTCGCTGCCCGTACTACAAGCGTTGAGGTACGGGACGGGGATATATCCTCCCCGGTACTAGCCGAGTGCCAGCAGAATGCCGAGAGCGGCGTCCTAGCGCGGCTAGGAGCGCTCTACCTCCAATGGCTGGCTCGGAGCGGGGTTCTAGCCGACGGGGCCGTACGGGAGGCGCGAGAGCGCGCCCACGCCCGCCTCCTAGCCTCAGAGGGGGTAACGCCGGGGCATCGGCGTACACTGCGGTCGGCGGCGTCCTTGCTCGCTGTGGGAAGTATCGTCCTACGGTTCGTCAAGGAGGAGGGGGATCGTGAAGCATACGAGACGGTACGCGCAGCGGTACGCTCCCTCCGCTCCTACTTCGTCGAGACCTCGGGCGAACGAGCGCAGGAGGTTGAGGGAATGGCCCCGCTTGATCACCTGACGGCGTTCCTTTCGGACAAGATCGCTGCTGGGGAGGTGAAGTTTCGCGCACGGGCGGAGGGGATGGACTACCCGCGTAGCGGGCCTATGGCGCGTATTATCGGTTGGCATAGAAAGGGGGCGGTATACCTTTCAGAGCACCTGACCTTCGCGTACTACCAAGAGGAGATGAAGCGACGCGGGGAGGAGTTGCCTCACGACTGGTCTTCGCTAACCCAGGATATTCGGGAGCGATACGGGCCGAAATCTAGCCTACAAATATGGGTAGCGGAAATCGTAGACGCCGCCTCCGGCCAAGAAAAAGAGAAGACCTCCCGCCGGGTATACCGGGTACCGAAAGCGGTTTTTGATCATTCCCGGGTAAAGAAGGGCGGGAAGGGCCGTTGATCCCTTACCCCGCTAGGGTTTTTGTTGGCCCCGCTAGAGGGGGCGCTAGATGGTTTTTGTATACGAATTTAGGTAATTCTAGCGCTCTATCACTCTATCTATTGTATATAGTTTATAGTATCCTTTTTCGTTCTCTTTCTTCTTCGTTGTTCGTTCTCTACGAGGGGGCTCGGTACGCCCGCTAGGCGCTAGGCCGCTAGAGCGGCTTTCAAAAGGAAAGGACGTAATCGGTGAACGTTTACTTGGCAGCAAGGTACAGCCGGAGGAAAGAAATACTCGGCTACGCCGAACAACTTAAGAAGATAGGGGTTGCAATTACAAGTCGATGGATTGAGGGGAGCCATCAGATCAGCGACGACCAACTCGGCCTCATCGATAAGCAACTTCACGAAAGCGAGGAGGCGGCGCAGCTCGGTCAGCGCTTCGCTATCGAGGACGTCACCGATATCGCCAATGCTGATTTGTTCATTGGCTTTACGGAAGAGCCTCGGACTGTGTCGAGTAGGGGAGGGAGACACGTAGAGCTGGGCCTCGCTCTCGGTAACGGTCTTGAGTGCTGGATCGTCGGCCCGCGCGAGAACGTGTTTCATTGTTTGCCGGAAGTACGGTGCTTCTCGGATTGGCCGGAGGCCCTACAGGAAATCGCAGATCGAAGGAGGCAGCCGTGACAACATCTGCGTATAAGAATGATGTAGAGATCAAACCGATCCCCGGTTACGCGCTTTGCGAGAACGAGGAACATATCGGGGGAGGCGGGGGTGACAAGTGCTTGGAGATCGCAGGGCGCGCTATATGCCGCGAATGTTTGATCGATGCGCTCGATGAGGATAGGCTGGCTAAGGACTTCGGGGGATTCGATATCAAGGAAGACCAGCACCCCGCCCTTGCCTACCTTATCGCGAACCCGATCAACCTCCTACCGCCGACCTCCTGTACGGCCTGTCCGTTCTACGTCGATCCGGACTGTACGCTCCTCCACAAGCGACTCGACGATACAACGCCGATATGCGAATGGCCTCAGTGGCAGGACGCGATCAAGCAGGAGGTAGAGCAGGAATGATCCTTCCACCAGAAATGAAATCAGGACGCCAGCTCGTCGCGGTAAACGAGGAGCGTACCGTCGGACTCTACGGGTCGCTCGACGATGGCTATCGTATCCTCCTCGCGGATAGGACGATTACACGGGGCGAGTACGGCACCCGTCCTTATCCGCGATGCCCTGACGGTAAGTGGTTCTGGAAGAAGGGGAGGCGTCCTGCTATCGACATCATCTCTACCCGCAAGTCAGCAAAGCGCCTACGGCGCGAAGAGGCCGACCGCCAACTTGCGGAGCGGACGAACATCAAGGCCACGGGCAGGACTATGGAGGGCGAACGCCCGGACTTCAACCTTTGCGTCGATTGCAGGGCCAACGTCAAGGAGCGCGGGGATAGCCACTGGCACGAGTCCCACCCGGCCTATACGCCCGTCGGCCTCAAGCCGGGAACGGTCTGCTGCCCGTGTGCTGGAGCGAGGGGCTATCTATGCCCGGAAGCCCGCCAACGGGGCCTGGGCGGCGCAGAAGGCCCTTCGGGGCCTACGGCTAGCCGGAGGGGCAGGGCGGGCCGGAAGCGGCCTAGGCGGGCTTTCTAGGAGGGCGTGAAGATTCTTGGAAAATAGTTCAGAAACCCCTTGACTTCTCACCCCTCAGGGCCGATAATGTGAATGAAGGAGGTCAGCCTAGAGGAACAAGCCCCATCTACGGCGGACAGCCGAGCGAACCCCCAGAGGCGATGACAAGCCAGCCGGGAAACAAGCAAGGGCCAGGAGACCGCCGGAGGTTCCGAAGCCCCAGGCCGAAAGCGCCGACCGCGAGAGAGCGTGCCGAGCCACAAAAGAAGAAGCCGAAACGGGCGACAACATTTGCGGTCAGTGGTGGACAAGCCTTCAGGCGTACGCGCAAGCGTTACCCCCAACCAGTCAGTCAAATGTCTAGCCCGTCTTCGCGTACTGAGCAAGCGCGGACTGATGAGGTAGCTCAAAAGAAAGAGAGGTCAGTACATGGTACGGTGCATTTGCGGAACATTGATCCAGCGGTTGCGGGGCGGGCAGTGCGCCCGTTGCCGGAAGTAGGAGGTCGAGTATGCCACGCAAGACGAAGCGAACGATCCGCAAGACGGCAAGCCCGCTAGCGCGTGAGCTGATCCGCCTCGGCAACGACGCGGACGCGATTAGCCGGAGGGCACAGCGCCTTGCGGAAAAGGTCAAGGAGCTGGAACGCGACAGCGTTCCTACGAGCCGCCTGCGCGTCGATGCCGACAGCGGGCGGTTCTACGTGGAGGACTGATGATTGCCCTCGACATGATCGGCAACGAGGTGCGCGTAGGCGATACGTTGGCAGACGCGCGGGGTAAGACATTCGTGGTCGAGCTTACCGAGGCGAGCCTTATCCGCGCAGGCATGGTGCGCGTCCGGTTTGCTCGGCGGCCTAGAGAGCGGGCCTCGCTCCTCCTTGCCTTTGCGGTACGGCTCAACGACGAGAGCAAGCGCCTGTACCCGAATGAGTTGCGGGAGCTGTACGCCCGCCTCTACGACATGAACGTCCGGCAAGAGAGCCGAGAGCGGCTGCGCCAGCGCAAGCAGCGGATCAACGCTCCGGCGAGCCACGGCCAGTTTGGGATATAGGGAGGTTAGGTATGGAGGATACGAGGGAGGAGTACCAACGAGACGCGGAAGGCCAGGCGGAAGAAGCGTATTGGCGTGACCTTTGGCGGTTCTGCGTCGATGTGGTGGCGCGCCGCTCGTGCTGCCAGCATGGGGCGGGGCACGAACACATGGACGCTTACTTCGGTCAGATGCAGTGCCCTGCCAGCCTGATCGAAGATCGGCTCCTCGACGTTATCAATGACGTGCCCGACCTTGGCGTCCTGATCCGCAAGGTAGACCCCGACATGATGGCGTTCGCGGAGTCGCGTATGACGACAGCGCAACGGTACAGATTCTAGGAGGTGTGATGTGAGCGAGACGAAGATGCAAGAGGACATGGCTCGACTCGCTAGAGCAGCCGACGTAGCCGAAGTGAAGATGCGCCGCGCCGAGCAGGCCCTGCGAGACGAGGCGCGCGTACCGGCCAGCGAGCTACGAAAGGCGCGCACCCAGCGCGACGCCCTCCTGGCGGCGCTGGAGCGAGCGTCGAAGGAACTGCACGATGCGAGTTCAATGCTGCTCAACCAGGGGAAGGAGTTTCAGGCAGAGCGGTTCGGCAATAGTGCAGCCGAAGCCCGCGCCGCTATCGCCGCTGTGGAGAAGGGATCGTAAGTCGCGCTAACCGCGTGTAGGAGAGGAGAGGGACTATGCGCGGGGTATGGGCTTGACCCAAAGCCCGCTATCGAAAATCTATCGAGGCTAACGGCCGGGCGTTGTACCAGTGCAACGCCCGGACGCTAGCGCCGATGGGAGGCGTAGATATTACAGGAGGTTAGTATGATAGTGAATACCTATACCTGCCCGGGAGGTAAAGAGCTGCGAGCGCTGTCCCTTGTCGCGCTCGTTGCGAAGATCGAACTGCACAAAGTCCTCGACCATCTGGAAGGTGAGGAGACGGCCTGCGCCCGTCCGATGCAGCCGGTCGCTCCGCTCGTACGGGCGTACCGACACGAGGCGGCGAAGGGAGTGACGACCTAATGGACCTCGCAGAGCTACTACTCGACCTGCTGTACACGAACGAAAGCGGCGAGGCTTGCGTATACTGCGACAATACGCGGGCGCATACTTACTACGTGAGAGTTCAGCGGACGCCGACGTTGCCGTGGTACGTCGGTCTCGAATGCATCCCCGACGCGCTCGGCTACAAGCCGTCGCCGGGGTTCTACGCGAAGGTTGCTTCGCGTTCAATGTTCGGCGCGTTCCACCAAGTCTGGATAGGCGACGCGACCAACCCGCCGCACTGTCCGTGCGAGGCGTTCCGATACGCTGACCGCTCGAAGGGCGATAAGGTTGAGTGCTGGCACCTTGCACAAGTACGTGGGGCGATTAGTCGTGGAGTACCAGCCGACGTACTTACGCAGCGTCACGTCGTGATCGCAGAGGGCGGCGGCTCTCGCAAGGACAAGCTGCTGCGCGGGTTCCAGAACGGCGTCGTGCAGGAGAGCGAGGAGTGACCGTCCCAACGCTGGACGAGATCAAGGCGCTCGTCGAGGAGCACAACGCTCTGCCCTCGATGCTAGACGGCAAGCAGGAAGGCCCGACGCGGGAGGACGCGCCTCCACGTATTGAGATTGCCCGTCTCTGCAGGCAATGCGGACGTATCCTCCCGCCTTTCCTCTGCGGTTGGGGGGAGCTGATCGATCAGGTCAGGCGCAACGAGCCGCTTCCAGAGCGTCTGGATATAAACGGATGTGACGTTTGCTGCGAGATCGGGGAGGAAGAGGACTGATGGCCCTCCGCAAGCCGTTGCA